TTTATTTGCCTATTATCATAAGCCGTTTTATACAATAAAAATTCCCGCCACGTCAATTGCCAAAACTCATTAATTGTTAAGCCAACTTCAATAGCGAGAATAATTACTGAATCCCAACTTATATCACCTAATTTTTTTTTTCTTCCTTCTTTCCTTTTTTATCCTTTGTTTCGGGTGTCATTGAGTTTTGCATATACTTGATAAATTCTATAAGTTGACCATCTTTTGCAGACAATCCCCCTACTTCATCAATCCATTCGCATACTTCAAATTCTTCAAAGTCAATTGGGCTTTTATTAGTCTTGCATCCACTTTCAGCAGACGCACGAATAATATTTATAATTGTGCTAAGTTCAAAGCTGCCACTAGATAAAATATTAATTAAATCTACTAACGACTTATTTTCTAATTCACAAAAACGCTTCATTGCCCAAGTTCCCCATTGCAAAGAAATAACTTTGTTGTTTGTTTTTAGTTCGTACATATGGTTGTTTTTTTATTAAGTTGTTTCAGTCTGTGTCAAAGGAGGTGCAGCTACTACAAAAGTTGCAGTGAACTTAACATCGTCTTTGTCATCAGCAGTAACACCCCAGTCGCTAATCCAAACAGTACCTGAATAGGTAATATCGCCTGAAGTAGGAACAGCTTTACCAAACTTAGCAGCAAAAATAGTACGTGCAGTGTGTGCAGCATATAATTGTTGATAAGAATCTTTAGCAGGTGTTCCTGTTTCATCAATCGCAAAACCTTCACACTCAATAGTTTGAGAGAAAGAAGGACTTGGAGTGTAAGAATCGCCACATTTAGAAGTTGCGTCAATAGTGTCCAAAGTTGAAGTAATTGAGTTTGAAGTCAAACAAGCAACTGGTTTGAAAGTAGAATCGCCGTCGATATCTACTAAAAGGATAATATCCCTTGCTGAAATTTTAGTTTCTGCCATTTTATTAGATTTGTGTTATTATTATATTATAAGTTATAATCGTTCTAAATACGTTTTCAAGTGGACTTAACCCATCTAAATTTCTTATACTTTCTACGCTTAAACTTGAGGCATTCCACCCTGTGCTTAAACTAATATTAGTATCAGAATTTATCGCAGTTAATATCAAATTGCTAATTTCTTCCGAACGCTTGTACCCAAAGTTAGCACTTTTTGTAACAATGTCCACTACTATACTTGTATTATTAGTATAACCGCTTTTTCCTTGTTCTTGACTTGAAGTTCTGCCTGTTAAAATTATGTATTCATTTGGTGCTGAATCAGGAGCAAATCCGTCATAGACAGGAACTCCAATTGAAGCCAAATTAGTTACAAACCATTTCTTTATTTCTAAACTAGCGTTATACATTTAATAGTTTTTTAATTCTTGTTATCAATTTAGGCTTTTCACTTTCAAATGAAGGTATTAAAAACGCTTGTGGTCTTATATTTACCTTTCTTACGCCTTTCCCTTTAAATAAAATAGCCAAATCTTCATATCCTGCTGGAACGTCAACTAATCCACCTGTGCCAAATTCAATATATGCAGCATATTTAGCTTTAGCCTCTACATAATAAGTTAATCCATTTGCAGAAGGGTCTATTCCTATTGAACCCCTTAAAAATCCCATATCAATAGGAGCAAGCCTTTTAGCACTTGAAGCAATAGTTAAAGCAGAAGAATTCATTTCGTCTGACAAATCTTGTGTTAATTGCTTATCTATTTTATTTAAAGCAACTTGAATTTCTTTTATGCCTGATAAATTTACTCCAAATGACATTATGAATAAATTACTAGTTCTAAAAATCTATGCTGATTTTCTACATCCTTTATTGAGTGTATTGTATATGTTACTCCATCAATTTCTAATTGTGAAGTATCACTAATAACTGCCCCGTAACGAACATAAAGTCTATTAGAACGGTCAAACTCTAATCTTCCTTCATCTACTGCTCTACTTTGGTCGCTAGGTCTTAAATCGCCCCATATCGTAGATTGTAACGTAAAAGTAGTTGTATAGCCGCCTTGCCCGTCGCTAGTCAAAGCTGAAGCATATACTTTAACTTGTCTAGTCATTGTATTAGCGTCTATGTAGTTTGATTTGGCTTTTCCTAATTTCATATTAAAGTATTGGGCTAATTCTTGTATTTCTTTGACACGCTTTCCAAGTCTTTTCGCAAATGCCAGTATTAGCATCTAGTCCCCTATTTTCATAATCATAACTTACTTGGTCTAAAATAGCTATTTTTAAATCAGCAGGTACAGTTGTGTAACCTACAGTGTAAGTAGCTTTTAAATTAGCGTATGTAGGACGTTGTAATTTAGGGAACTGCCCACCAAATAAAGTATATCCAGTAGCATCTAATGTAGTCCCTGCTTCAGTTATTAATGAAGTAAAAGAAACCATAGGACCAAAAGGTAATTCAAATTTGCCATCAAAATTGCTAAACCAAACTATTGCACCTTTAGGAATTAAACTTAATCCTGTAGCTGATTCTACTGCTTCCCTAGCTTGTTTAATCATTAACTCTATTTGAGCATCGTCAGCAGTTGTAGTTACCCTACAATAAAGTTTAGCTTCTGCAAGTGTTACTGGTTCTACTATGGTTCCAGTTGGAGTTAAAGTAAAATCTAAAATATAATTAGAATAAGCCATATAGTTCTTTTTACAAATTTAGTCATTTTATCTAATAAAAAACCCCCACCGATTAAGGTGAGGGAAATTTATCTTTATAAACCTTACAATTAAGCGTTTACTGTTGCATAAATTGCAGAAGAAGCTAGCATTAGGTTAATGTCTTCCATGCACTCAATTCTAGCAGTTACTAAGTTCTTTTGGAAGTTAGTTCCGTTCTCGTAAGAGAATTCAATTGCTAAAGATTCAGTTTCTACTCTTTCGATGTAGTCTTGGTCAATAACTAATGCTTTATCGTTAGTTACCCAACTTGCAGAAATTACAGGAACTCCCCAAATTGTCATTCCACCCATAGGGCTAACAACAACTGAACCAGAACCAGCGTAATAACCAGCAGCGATAGTAGCTTTCAATAATTTACCCATTTGGTTTTCGCTAACTAACACATAAGAAGCGTTAAAGTTTGCAGCCTTTTGGTTACCGATGTAATCTACTAATTGTAACAAATCGTTAGTTTCTGCAGTTGTAGTTGAACCTGTTGCAGCACCTGAAACAACACCAAAGAAAATAGCGTTCTCTTTCTTGAAGAAATCACGTTGTAATAATCTTGGTAAAGTTTGAGTAATGAAAGGTAAACTCTTAAGCATTTGCTTAGAGAAAGTAGAGAAACCAGCGATATAATCAGTAACTATTTTAGTTTCTGTTAATGCGTAGTCGTTCTGTCCTTTGTCGTCGCCTTCAGTTTGAACTGCAATGTTATTCACATTACCAGCGTTCTCACGATACTGAACATAAAGACCAGTTGTGCTTTGAACTGTAGGAACTAAATCACGAAAATTTACTTTCTGTGCAGGGAATATAGCTTGACGTGTGCTATAAGAAGCTACAGGGTCGCCAGTTAAGCTATTGCTTAATAACATATTCTTTACTTCTTTCAAATCCATACGGTAAGAACCGTTAGAACTTTTAAGTGCATACTCTAATTCGCCGAACTTTCCGTCTAATTTCTCTAAGATAGCTTCGTTAATGTTCTTGCTTTCTTTCTTTTCAGCCTTCACTTGCTTTGCAGCTTGTGCGTCGAATTGCTTTTGCATTTCGTCTTTTACTACATTGATTGTAGATTTTACTTCCTCGATTTGAGCAGATACGTCAGCCTTTAAGCCTTTTACGTTTTCTGCCATTTCGTTAATTACGTTTTCCATTTTTACTTTTTAAATAGATTGTTAAATTGATTAATTGCCTTTGTTACTTCTTCATTACTTGGTTCTTCAATAGCTATCGGCTGAACTGCGTCTGCGGGTTCAGTGAATTCTTTTACTATTTCTAACTCCAATAATGAAGCCTGTATTCTTTTTATTTGAATTTCCATTAAAGCAAAAGTGTCGTCTGTGAAACTACCACCTCTAAACGCTTTAATTAGATTGTCTAATTGTATTGATAAACTTTCTTTAGTTTCTACTCCTTCGCTTTTAAATCCTAGCGTTGGTGTTTCAGGGTTTGCACCCCAAAGAACTGCTGAACCTTCGTAAAGTTTTAATTCTCTTATTGTTCTAACTTGGTTTGTTTTGTTTATGTCGCTTTTAATAGTACTAAAACCAATTGAATGCTGATTGATTAAACCTGCCTCGTATAGTTTTATTACGTCTTCCCCAGCTTCTGTTTCTATTATTTGAGTAATAGCTACTAACATATCGCCTTCTACATAAAGGTCAATTGGTTTGCCTATTGTATGTCCTAAATCTGCCTTATGGTCTATTAATGACCAAACTAAGTTTTTACCTTTAGGGCCACGTTCTGCAATAGTTTTAGTAAACGCTTCAGCTACGATTATATCGTTGTCTAAATCCACGTTACCAATTCTGCTCCAACACGCTTTAACGGTTCTTGATTCAGATGAAATGTCTAATATAGAATCCATTGCACCTTTTTCTTCAAATTTACTCATAAGACAAAGTTATATATTTTTTATTATTGTAATGCCTCAGTTATTAACGTTCCTATTGTTTGACCTAATAAGTTCCCCATTAAAGACCATAATAAACCTGCGTCGCCTTTTGGAGGGTTATTTTCTAAGCGTAATAATTTCCCGTTAGCATCCCTTTGTGCTTCATAACCTAAAGTACATCTACAATTACAAACGTTACCTGCTCTAGCTGTTGAATCAGCAGGATGCAGCATATAGTCTATATATGTTTTAGCCCTTACTTCAAACTTAGCATCCATTGGAAGTTTAACCCCGTCCATATGCAAGTGGTCGTTTGCATCACGTGGGATTCTTCTTGTACGATTGTCCTTTGCTGAAATCCATTCTTTAACCGTTACTAAGCCTGTAGACATTGCACCAACCATTGAACCTATGTTAGCTGACCTTCCTGTTTCTGTTCGTGCTATTAGTTCTGCCCTATAATCTGTTAATCCTGCTGACCTTAATAATCTTATCGTTTCAGGTAATGTTAGGTTTTCTGCTGCTGCTTTATCTAGAAAGGATTGTATTTGTTTCTTAGTCGTGTCTGTTATGTCTGCTGCTAATTGGTTTAATCCCCTAGCCTCTAAATAAGTTAATATAACATAAGCAAAAAAGTCTGTTTCTTTACTCTTTACCTCAAAATCAATTCTTTGCCCCTTTACAGACGTTTTAACGTCCTTTTGACTAATCTTAGCCATACGAGTACCCATTGCAACGTGAAGCTGCTTAATGGTCGTTTTAATGGCTTTATCGCTTATAGCATCAAAGTCTAAAGTATCGCAGTATGTATCTACTTGTTTCTGCAGTTCCTTTTTGAACTTTGGCGAATAGGTTTTTAAAGCATTAGCGTATAACTTTTTATAGTCTTGCCAAATCATTTATTCAGGTATTGTTAACGGCTGGAATTCGTCTATTGGTTGTACACTTGTAGGTATGTAAAGTTTCTCTAATTCTGCTTCGTCAATGTAGTCAGGAACTTCTAACCCCATTAAATCCATTTTTTGCTTAGGTGCTATCCACCACGCATTATTTAACCATTCTACTTGCTCTTTCTTATTAGATTCTAATTCAGCATAAATACTAGCGTCATAGTCTACATAAATATTTTGTCCTGTATAACCCCAATCGCTTTGTAGCTTTCTATTAATGTTATCCCTAATAGAATTCAACAAAGGTATTGCACAACGTAATGTTAAAGCCTTTTCGCCTTCTAATTGGTTGTTATAAGTCTTATTGTCTGCGTCATTTAGTAATTGTGAAGGAACTCCGTAAATATTACAAAGTGCTTTCATGTCCCACTTTTCAGATTCGATTATATTTAATTCAACAGGGCTAAGTCCTATTTGCTTCCAGTCTACTTTATAACCTGAAACCGCTATTGAATTGTAATTAGCTGAACCGCCTTTTTCACTAATAGATTTTTTTAATGCCTGTGCTTGTGAAAGACCTTGTACTGAATCATATCTTTCGTCATTCATAAATAAAACACCTGCTGGACCGCCATTTTGGAACGATGCAACTGCCGCCGTCTTAGCTTCGTTAGAACGTGTTAAAGTCCTTGCTGCTGCTAATAGCGGTGACTGCCCGTACAATTGGTTACCTGTTGAGTTCCATTGCGGATTAAAGTATTTATCGTGTAATATTTCTTTTCTAGTAAATTGAAAAATAGGACCATACTGAAGTTGATAACCTACTGCAACTGCAGGGAAGGCTTGTGTATCAGCTATAACCGCCGTATATTGTGAAGGCAAAGCGTAAAGAGCAAAAGGTTTACCCATATTAGCCCCTGCTTCTATTGTCTTTGAATAGATAAAAGCGTTACCTGTAATTAGTTTAAATCCACACCATTGTTCTACTAAGTCGCTAAAAGCATCGTCTTCGTTTGGATATTTAAGTAACTCATTTAAACGAGCATCGCCAGTATATAGTTCAAACGCTTTTTTATGTAACGTTTCTAGTTTCTTAAAGTTTTCTATTTTGTCAGGCTGCGACATTAACGCTTTGTACTTTCGTGCTGCCTTTTCGTCTATTACCTTATAAACACCGAACGGAGCCAACTTAGCTTTATCAGTAATTAGCTTTACGATTGAATAAACTATATCGTTACCCTGATAGCCGTCGTGTACAAATGAAGCTGCGTTCTGCCCACTCCAAGTAACTAAACCGCTTTGAATTGCTATCTGTGAAGCCATTGGATAGTTAGGCAAAATATTATTAATCTTCTTTTTATTGAAGATGTCGAATAAACCCATAATGTAATAATTTAAACAAAGTTAGTTATTTTATACTAAAAAACCGATACAACAAATTTAGGAGTGTATTCAAAGTACATTCGCATAGCTAAAGTATCGCTAAAGTCAGGGGAACGCCCTATTAATTGTTTTACCTTATCCTTAGGTATTATTCCTTTTTTAGCGTCGTTATCTACAGACTTTTGTTTTACCTGCTCAAGTTCTTCTATAATGATTTGCTTTTGTTTCCCGTCTGCTATTATATGTATTTCGTTCTTATTTATTAGTTCAGCTAGTTTGTAGTAACATTGGCTTTTTAAGTTATCAAAGTTTTCCTTCTTTTTAGTAATAGGGTTTTCTAATGGAGAACTATTGTTAACAAATCCTTTGCAGCGTAGTATATCGCATACGCCACCGCCGACACCGTCTTCGTCTACAACTATGTGCGAAGTAGGTACTTTATTTTCCTGTTGGAAGCGTTTAACTAGGTCTGCTACCTCAACAACTGATTTACCATTGAATTGATAAAACCGTACACGTAGCCCACTCCATACACCAATAACAGTACTATCTTTTCCAAAGCGAGCCACATCACAAGTAATAAAACTATCGCCGTTAGGGACAAAATCATTTGTAAACGCATCAAGTATCTTTTCATATTCAATTAATTGTGATAAATCTGATAAGTATTCCCAGTTACCAAATAGCAAACGTTCTTTACTTTGGGTATCTAGTGTTAAAAGGTTTTCTTTATAGTGCTTAGATATAAAAGGGTTATCGTCTATTAACGAACTTATAAAGCGTTTATTGTCTTTAATGCTTCCGTCTTGTTGTGGCTTGTAAAACTCCGAGTAGGTCCAATTCTTAGCAGGGTTACAGGTGTAAAGAATCTTAGGGACTAAATCGTTTTGGTCTAACTGAAACCTTATTCTTGACTTAATAATATTTCTAGCCTTATCGTCTACCTGATTTGCTTCATCAATAAAAGCGTCTGTAATTTCTAACGAACCTAATTCATCAAAGTTTGGGTCGCTTGGGTAACTATAAAGGTCCTTTAATAGAATAGTTGAACCGTTAGGGAAGTCTATTGTACTTGACTGCGAATTATATTTATAGTGTTTACCTGCGTCTAAGCCTTGCAATTTAGCTACCTGAAAGAAAGATACTAAAGTAGTTTCTTTAAGTGTTTTAAGTATTGAACGACCTATTAAACCCCTAGTGTTAGGGTATTTTAACCTTTGTTTTAATTGCCAATAACAACCTATTAAAGTTTTACCACCACCCGCTCCGCCACCGAAAAGTATTTCGTTTGTAGTTTTATCTTCAAGTAAATCTAAAGCCGTTGTTTGTTTAATGGATAATTCCATAATTTAAAGAGTGCAGTCAGGTCTTAAGCCCTTGTGGTTACTGCACGTTTTATCCACTTTATTTATTTTCTACGTATGTTTTATTTTCTTCCCAGTTAATCTGTAGTCCACCGCTTAACTCTATTTCGCTTGTTTGCTTTGCCCTACCTTCTAGTCTATCCATTAACTCTTTATAAGCGTTTAAATCGCCTTTAAATGCCTTTTGTAATACTACTAGGTCTAATTGTTCCGCTACGCTAAATTCTTCTTTCTCCCCTGTTATTGGGTTAGTCTTAGTCTGTACTAACTCAAGTAAACGCAATAAACGTGTCTTGCTATTAGGTACACCTTTTGGTCTGCCGTTTGGGTTTCCGCTTACACCTTTAGGAAATGGTTTTAAGTTTTCATCGTTTGCCATACTTCGTTGATTTCTCGTTGTATTTGAGCGGGAAGGTGGTATTGCACCCCTTCTTTTGGCTGGAATGCCAAACGCATTACTTTTATGCTTCTCCCGCTTGTCTTGATGCCAAAGTTACCTTATTCCCTTTATACATCCCTGCACCCATTTCATCTATTTTGCTAAATGGAAGTATTGGAACTGATAAATCAGCTATTTTTAATTTGTCTATAAAATATATATATTTCAATTGAAACCCTTCTATTGGCTTTGCTTGTCCTGTTTCTAATAAATGCCTACTATAATATTTTCCATTTATAGATGGATAGTTTTTATTATCTAATGTTTTTTTAGCTACAATTTTACCATCCCAATTCAATATTTGTTTATTTTCTTTAACCCCTATTAAATTAAATCCACTTGCCCTGTATATTGTTCCATCTCCACATTGACTGCCATCTGCAAAACTAATTATCCATTTTATATGTGGTGCATTTTTTTTTAATAGTTTAATTGTTATTGCAATACATCTACTTTCGCTATACTTTGGCAAATATTCATCAAATGCCATTCGGTTAAGTTCAATAAATTCATTCCATCCTGTATTTTTAACTGTTGCACCAACTTTGTATTTATCCATTGAATTGCCATAACTTAAAACTCCGTGCATTTTACCATCTAAAAAACAACCAAAATGTACTGTACTATTAGGCACAAATTTACCTGAATAATGGTTTAATTTAACAAACTCATTAGCCACTTTACTAGATATAACTTTTACTAGGATTTCCTTTGCTCTGCCCATTGCATTATTATTAAATATAAAGCGTTACCATTTGAATTTTCGTTACCCATTGTTTCTGCATATTTATATTCTTCGGTGCGTTTAATTTCCTCAATAGCATTTTTTAGTTGTGTAGCCTGTTCATCTGCTAAAGTAAAAGTCATTTGCTGAAAAGGAGATTTATCGCCATCAGGCAAACTAAATCCTTCGCCTAAATCCTCAACATTATCAAACCCAATTATATCTAATCCCCATTCTTGAATTAAATCTACATCCCAATTGTTTGCCAATTCCGACCAATCGTGTGAGCCAAATGAAACATTATCTTTAATTATAAACTCTTTCTTTTGTGCTTCAGTTAAGTCTTTCGCTTGTTTTACTGGAACGTCTTTTAATCCTGCTTCAATACAAGCCTTTAGCCTCATATTGCCTCCAAGTACCATATTGTTTTCGTCTATTACAATAGGTCGAAGTTCAAGCATTTGCGGAAAATCTTGAATAGACTTTACAAGTTGCTTAAACTTATTGTCCTTTATCAGGCGTGGATTGTTTGGATTTGGTTTAATATCTGTTATTAGCATTATCTGTTTTTTGTTGGTGTTCGTATTGCTGCCGTTTCTATTTGTGGTAATTTATAAATATCTTCTATTCCTAATTTAGTTTTACATTTTGAGCAGCTAAACTTATACTTGCCAAGTTCGCTTTGCCATACAAACTGTTCTTCGTTTGAACCGCATTTGCACTTATATATTCTTTTGCCGTAACTATCTTTCATTATTTGCCCTGTCTATTATATGCTTTAACTGGCTTATCCTTTGGTCCGTTGCTTTTCTTATACTTGCCGCATTTCCTTTTACCGAACGTTGCCTTTGTGCTATCCCCTTTTATCTTCGCCATTTTTTAAATATTGTTTTATATAATCAGCCATAAAGTCAAATGCTTCCATTTTAGTATTACCAAAAACATAATGCGTCGTTCCTTCAATTACAAATGAATAACAGAAGTATCCGTTTATTTCAGTTGCTTTGCAAGTGTCGTATATGTTAACTGTATCTTTCAATTAGTTCGTTTAATTCAGTTCTTGACCATTTTTTAACTAACCTAAACTGCTGCTCTAATTCTATTACTTTGCGTTCCCCTACTTTATCTATTAGGTTCTTTCTATATCCTACTAAGTGAAATTCATTAAACCCATTACACGATATGCATTCTCCGTTTACGTTATATTCGTCAAATCTTAAAGCAGAACTTCCTTTTTGTGGTACATAATGTCCAGCGTTCATTTGACTAACTTCTTTATCCTGACCGCAACTAATACAAGTAAAATAACCGTCTTCACTATCCCTTTTTCTTATATAGGCATTAAATACCTTTTGGGCTTTAGCAGTTAGTTTAGGTATTGTTATTAGTGCCATATTGCAAAACTATGTTATTTATTAATGCGAAATACTATTTTCCTGCCCTGATATTCAAATTTCTTTTGCTTTAAAGGATTAAGCCCTAGTCTTATACTAGATTCGTGTATTCCTGTAATTCTAGTTGCATAAGCAATAGATTTAAAGACTTGTTCTGTTTTGTCGTCTATGTATATTAATCTTACCTTCTGTGCGTTGTCGATATTAAACATATTGCAAACTTGTTTTATTTTATAAATCTTTTTCATTGGGTGCAGTTATTATTTCATAAATTACCCATAACCAAATAAAAGCTATTATTATTGCTGTTTGTATCATACGTTATTTGTTTTTATGTTTAAATACTATATCCCAATCACAATTAAATTTTCTACCCCAATATCCTCTATTATGATAATTAAATGTAAGTGCTGCTGGTCTATGATTATACTTACTCATTTGTAAAAAAAAGTTTAACTGCTTCATACGTTATTTGTTTTGGTCATTTAAAAATATTTTCATTGTTCTACCATCATCTTGAATAGATACTTCAACTTTAACCCCATATTCAACTACATATCTACCTCTCATTTTTTTAGAATGGTCTATTACTTCAAACCTTGTAACATTTTTTAATATTAATTCTAGTAAGTCTTTATCTTTCATATATTATTTTTTTTGTTTTTAAAAGCCCCCACGTATTACAACCAACCCCTTGTTTATAATGTTTTTTGTGAGGGCTAATGTTATTTTGTTTTTAAATATTCAATCATTGCGTTTCGGTTAGCATCTTTGTCTATTTCGTTACTCATTCTGTTTGTGTCCCCTGCAGCCTTGTTTTGGCTATGTGTTTCTTCTTTAAGTCCTGCATAGGCTAAATGTCTTTGCTCCCTGTACACCTCTAGCATTTCGTAGAAAGTAGGCATATCCATTCTGTCGTAAACTTTACCATATTTGTATTTTACCATTCCGTCTAAAAATAAAAGTATGTCCTGAATTGCTAACTGGTCTTCTTCTGCTGATTCAATTAAAGAATAGGCTAACTGTGCTATTTGGTCTGAATTCATCCCAACTCGTAAATTGAAGTTATTAAGTGCCTTAGTAATAGCCTTAGATAAAACAATAGCTATTTTATCATTCCCGTATAATTTAGCAAGTGCAGGAAGTCTTTCACTTACAGGTATTAGTTCCATTACTTTTAATGGTAAAACTTCACCTTTATCTTTAAACCTGCATAGTTCGTTAAATACCTCCCCCGTTGTGCCAATCATTAGCACGTTTAATAAAACTTTGGTGTAACTGTTCGTCGGTAACTTTTGGACAAGTCCTTGATTGTGTTTGATTAATTCCATTGTTGTTTGTTTTTATTTCAAATAATCCTTTCCAGCCTTTCGCCATTGATTGTTCTATAATTTGTAAAGCAGTATTTTCATCCCCTTTTGATAATTTAACTAAATCTTTTAATGCAGCTTGTTCACTTTGTGGAGTTGCGAAAGTAAATTTAAGTTGCTTTTTCTTATAATCCTTCCATAAGTCCCAATAGTTTATAAATATTTCTGAATCAAAAGGCATTATAACCATAACCTTATCTTTAACCTTATCCATTACCTTATCCATAACCATATCCTTGTCCCCTTGTAAGGGGCTATTAAGGG